AAAACAACTTATCATGCAGGGAAGACTGTTAGTATAAACTACAACATCAAATAAATGACCTAATGAAAAAATACCATCCATTATCTGAAAAAATAGTAGACATACTCAGTAAAAAAATAAATACAGATACTAGACACTCTTTCAGAGTCCTAACAGCGTATTACCTGAGTAAAGTAGCATCTATGATGAGGTGTAACATCCAAACTCAAGATAGAGGGGTAATCCCAGTTAATACTTATGTGCTTAATCTAATGATTTCTGGCGCAGGTAAAGGATATTCTACTACATTTTTTGATAGAGAATTTATGGAGTATTTTAAATCCAAATTCTTAAAAAATATATTTCATCAAAAAGCTGAAGAGAATATTTACACTTTGGCCGTAGAAAGAGCGAACACTCTAGTAAATAACGGTAATAGCGTTATTAGCTTGGCGGAAGAAACAGATATACAAGTAGATAAATTTACTCAGCAATTTAATCGGTTAGGTGAATTAGCATTTAGTTTTGACAGTGCCACTGTGCCTGCTGTTAAACAAATGAGAGAAAAACTACTATTAGCTTCTGCTGGATCAATGAACTTAGAATTAGATGAAATTGGTTCTAATTTATCTGCATCCACAGATGTTCTTACAACTTTTTTAGAATTATACGATATAGGTCTAGTTAAACAAAAACTAATTAAAAACACTTCTGAGAATATTCGTTCCCAAGAATTACCTGGGATCACTCCAACTAATTTATTAATGTTTGGTACTCCTTCTAAGTTGTTAGATGGTGACTCTGTCGAAGAGCACTTTAAAGAATTTTTAGAGACAGGGTACGCCAGAAGGTTACTATTTAGCTTTGTAACTGAAGTAGGCAGGAAAAAACATTTAACTGCTAAAGACAGGTATCTACAAATGATAGATACATCCCTAAATAACAGTATCAAAGACGTGCAGTCTTTATTCAGCGCATACGCAGACAGCCCATTTAATCCTGTTATTACTATGTCTGAGAATAATTCTATTTACTTAATAGACTACCAAATGAAGTGTGAACACCTGGCAGATAAAATGCATGAGCATTTACCTGTGCATAAAGTAGAAATGGTACATAGATACTATAAGACATTAAAACTAGCTGGAGCATACGCATTTGCTGATCTTTCTCATGAGATTACTTCTGATCACATAGACTACGCTATAAACGTAGTAGAAGACTCAGGTAAAGCGTTTACTTCTATTATGAAAAAACAGGGTGCGTATAAGAGATTAGCGCACTACTTAGCAACTACAGAAAAGAAAGTAACACAACACGAATTAATACAAGAACTACCTTTTTATAAAGGTTCAGAGCTGCAGCGTAAGACTATGATGACGCTAGCTAGTTCGTATGGATATAAAAACAATATTATCATCCGTAAGTACACCCACGACGATATAGAGTTTTTCTCAGGTGAAACATTAGAAATCTCCAATATAGATGAACTACGTGTGAGCACAAGCACAGATAAAACATACAGATTTACTCCCAATACAGTTAAGTTTACTAATCTGCACAACATAACAACATCTACTGGTTATCACTATGCGGCCCATAATTTTATAAATGAGCATAGAAAAACAGAAAATACTATTCCAGGATTTGATTTACTAATTTGTGATTGTGATGGAGATATATCTATTAGTGCTGTTACTTTACTTTTGGAAAAATACACATTTCTACTATCTACTACAAAAAGAAACACTGAAGAAGTTAATCGGTTTAGATTGATATTCCCGATGTCGCATAGACTAAAATTATCAACTACTGATTATGCTAAATATATGACAAATGTCTACAAGTGGTTACCATTTCCTGTAGACACAGCTACTAAAGATGCTGCAAGAAAATGGGAATCTTACCCTGGTCAATACATGTATAACCAAGGAGAGTTAATTGATGCAACTTTATTTATACCTGAAACTAAAAAATCTAATGATATAAATAATAGTTCCTTGTCAGCAAAAGGAGTAAGTAACCTTGAAAAATGGTTCTTAACTTATACCATCGAAGGTAACCGAGCTAATCATTTATACCGATACGGTATGATCATGATAGACGCAGGGTATGCTTTAGATGTAATTAAATCTAGTATAACCTCAATGAATCAATCATTAGAGACCCCACTAGATTCTCAGCAGATACAAAATAGTATCCTATACTCATTAAACAAAAAATATCAAGAAAGAGGTAACAGTGCAAAATGATCATTTAATTTTAATTTCAGGGAAAAGTAAAACAGGGAAATCTTCTAGTTTAGAGAGCCTAAAGGATGATACTGGAGTTATATATTTAAATTGTGAGAATGGTAAAAAACTACCATTTAAACATTCATTTAATAGTAAATACTATGTAGTAGTAACAGATCCCTTACAAGTATACCAAGCAATAGAAGAAGTTGAAAAACTACAAGATGTACATACTATTATTATAGATACATTAACATATCTAATGGATATGTATGAAAGTAAGTATGTACTTACAGCAACTAATACCATGAAAGCATGGGGTGATTATGCTCAATTTATGAAAGTATTAATGTCTCAGTATGTTGCTTCTTCTTCTAAGAATATTATATTTTTAGCTCACACATCTGATGTATTAAATGAAGCTGAAATGGTAAATGAAACTTTTGTAAAAGTAAAAGGATCATTAATGAACCAGGGGATAGAGAGTTTTTTCACTAATGTAATATCTACTAAGAAATTATCTCTATCCTCGTTATCAGATACTTTAGCTAAATCAGATATGTTTACTGTTACTGACGATGAAGAGTATCTAGGCTATAAACATGTGTACCAAACTAGGGCAACTAAAGAAACTGTAAATGAACGAATTAGCAGCCCTAAGGATATGTGGGCAATGAACGAAACCTACATAGATAATAACATAAAATATGTTATAGATAGATTGCGTACATATTATGATTAATCTCCTTCATATGGTAGATACAATGGATGACCAAGAGAATATAAAACAGATACTTAATCCTAGTACTTTATGCTCACATTGTGGGCTAGTAAAAGCAGATGAATATACCAAAGAAGATGACATATTAATGGATATATGCTTATGTGTGCACCACAGTGTACCCATACCTACTATTAAAGATGATAAACTAGTATTTGTTATGGTTAACTACACTTTATAATTAATTAAGCAGACATCCTTAGCAGGAAGACTCTTGGGCTATGCCGCGTAGTGCTGCCGTTCACATAGGGTGTCTGCTTTTATTTAGATTACCCCCTTAACTACAAAAAAAATCAAAATGACATACGAAGAAGCATTACATAAATATAAAACAGGTAACTATACAATGAAAGTACCTCCTGTTATGCACAACAGATGGGAAGATGAAGACTGGGTATATTGGATATTTAAAGTTAAACCAAATAAAAGAAAAAGGTTATAATGGAAAAGAAAGCAGGGAGACCTAAAATTTATAGTAACCCGAATAAACCAATACATGTTAGGGCAACTACTCTAGATTTAATTAAAAAATACCAAGATCAACAATTCTCTAGTTCAGGCATTATGATACATAGAGGAGATATTATTGATATAGCTATAAAAGCACTTATTAAACATGAAAACTTTTTCCAGTATGTAACTGATTTTTATAAAGAGGATAATCTCAATTAAAGTAGAGGGAACAATGCCGCAATTTATATCCGATTATAGTGAACCCAAAGCAGTTACTAAAAACAATATGAAACATGAAGAAATAGAAAAAGAGTTAATCTTTGCTAGAAAACTGGTGAAATTACTTTTAAATGTATTCTACGAAGAAGTAGACGCACATGCGCAGGTGCAAACATACTTTGCTACTGTTGATGGAGGATATTTGGAAAAATATTTGGAGATAATAAAGGAGACAAAATGAATACAAAAGAAAATCGAGAATTAGCAGACTATATTGCCACGAAGTCATCTTGCAGGCTCTGGAAGCTTATGAAGGAGGAGCAAGATGAAAATTGAACAATACATAAAAAAATATAAAGGCACATTAAAAAATCAACCGGACTGGTGTACTCCGCTTGTGAAGTGTAAAGACGGATTTGAAATGTCCGTTCAGGAGAGTCCTAACCACTACTCTGGATATGGCTCAGTTGAAGTGGGGTTTCCGTCAGTAAAAGAATCCTTACTTATGCCTTATGCAGAACAACCCAAGACACCGACGAAGACAGTCTACGGTCATGTACCTGTTAAAGTTATAGACGAGGTAATCCTGAAGCATGGAGGTATTCATGCCTGACATTACGATGTGTGCGAGTACAGTTTGCCCAAAGCGCAAGCAGTGCTATCGTTCAACAGCTACGCCATCAGGGCGTCAAAGCATGACTGATTTCTATAACAAAAAGGAGGAAAACTGTGAGTACTTCTGGAAAGAAAATCAGGACTGTGAGCTTTTTGAAGATACAACGTATAACCAAGCCCTTGTTGAAATGGGCTACACTCTAAATACAGAGTAGCATGAAATTTGCAAGTGCATTAACTATTCTATTCATAGGACTTAAACTATCAGATTATACTGATTGGCCATGGTGGTTAATACTGATACCTCTATACACCACTCCCCTTTTAATAATTCTACTAGCATTTACTGAGGGGGCAATTAAAGAGTATAAACGTAGCAAAAGAATGAAATAATATTAAAATTTTATTGGAGAAATAAATGGTAAAAGATTCTACATTTTTAGAATTAATTAATGTTATCTCCCAGAATACAGAAGAAATAATCCGATTACAGGAATTATTGCAACCAAAAATATCTGAGATAGAGCTAGAAAAAGCTCAGGCACAAGATATACTTGATAATAATGCTAATCTACAAAAATTTTTAAGAGAATTAGCTAATCAACTATAATAGAGGAAATCAATTATGCGTAAAAATTGTTCCATCTGTAATGAATTAATTATTAATGATGTTGATGAACAACATAAACGAACAAGATATTGTTCAAAAGAATGTGCCCTAATTGCACTTAAAAAACATCAAAGATTTTATTATAACGCACATAACCGAGCATACAATAATAAGTAAAGGATAGCTATGAAAAAAGTATTTGCTAATTACGATATTATTAGAGCAGTTAAAGCCTCACAAATTAGACGTAATAAAGCAGCAGCAGCTAAGCGTAGACGTGAGCAAGCACGGGATTTATTCGTTCGTTACTTTAGTAAAATACCTCCACAATTTAACCGGTAAAATCTTTATGTTGCGGTTCAATTCTTTTGATATGTCTGGTCATGATCAGATAGACTTACTATTAGAATATTTAGGTCAATCTACAGTAACCCAAGATGATGTATGGATAATAGCTAGAGTTCACCCAGATATTCCTGTATTTGAGAATATACTCTGGGAACTGACTTTAGATATTTTAAAGCGAGCTATCTTACATGCTAACCCCTGGCTGCAACATGATGATGTGCAAACAAATATAAATTGTGCTGATACTAATATAAAGATACTAGGAGATACTGTTCATGATGTCGCTTCTTATAATGCTATTTTAAATAAACATAAATAGTATGCTAAGTGTGCCCTTTTTGCACTCGTAGTGTTAAGCACTACTAACTAATCAAATCTAAGTACCTTGTCTAAACTGCTAGTGTCCTCCTATCCTGGTACAATCCAGGTAAAGTTTGCTAGTGAGTAATCTTAGAAAGAAGCTAATACTCCTGTATAAGTTCATTCATGCCTTATGCTCTGCAAATTGTGCAGAATAACTAAGATGGCAAGGTACTTTCCTCACACTCTCATAAAAACCTAACATGACCACTAAAGAAAAAAGAATAGACAAATTAATAAATAGATTCTACGGAATCATATTATTTTTCGAAGATTTACCCTTGCATGTGCAAAAAGAAGTTGACGCAAAAGGCGAGTCTGCATGGATGGATGCAGGAAGACTTCTAGGCGATAATTTTAGAATAGACTACATGAGTAACTCATGACAAATAAATTACCTTGTGCATACTGTGGAGAACTCCTACATGAAGATTATGTGGTTGAGTTCGGTATGTTTTTCTGTGCACATACTCACGCTGATGAGTATAGAACTAGTAAACCCTTATCTAGAAAGGAACCAATAAGCTTAATTAATACTAATAATAATAACAATAATAACTAATAATAATTTAATTCAAAAGGAACAAAATGTCCGATTGGGATTTACCAAAAAATGTTGAAAAAGTATCTACAGAGTCCGTAGGAGGATACCTATGGGAATCTGGGGTATACAAAGCCACCGTAAAAATGGCATATCTAGATCAAGCAAAATCTGGTGCAATTAGTGTTAATGTAGTACTTGAAAATTCAGATGGAAAAGAATTAAAAGAAGCATTCTACATTAAATCAGGTAATGCAAAAGGTAATAAAACTTACTACGAAAAAGCTGGTAAGTCATATCCTTTACCTGGCTATTCCACAGCAAACTCTCTCTGTGTAGCCGCAGCGGATACTCATTTATCTGCTTGTTTAGATAAAACGGAGAAGAAGATGGTTTTAATTTACGACTACGATGAGCGTAAAGAAATACCTAAAGAACGCCCAGTAATTATACCTTTACTTAATAGTACTATTACTGTAGCTGTTCATCAAATAATTCAGAATAAAAATGTTAAAAATGATGCAGGAGAGTACGTCCCATCAGGCGAAACTAGATCTATCAATGAATGTAAGTTCTTTGGTAATGCCGAGGGTAAATCTGCTGAAGAAATGCATAATAATTCTGATGCGTTAGTCTTTGATAAATGGGCTAAGAAAAATGTAGGAATTGTTATTGACAAATCCTCTAAATCTTTGGTTAAAAATACTCCTAGCACATCAGCTAGTATCTTTAATCAATCTGATGATTCTGCCCAGCAAGTAAACTTATTCTAAATGAGAATCTGCGGTATAGACCCAGGTAGCAATGGAGCTATATGTGTATTAGATCGAACTGACTCTACATATATAGCTTTCTGCGACCTGAACAAGTCAACCACGTATGATATAGCTATTTGGTTATTTAACCAGAAAGTTACATATATATGGATAGAAGATGTTCACTCCTTATATGGTATGTCTGCTAAATCTAATTTTATATTTGGAAAAAATTTAGGTATGGTTACTACTATTTCTGAGATTATCAGTAAAGGAGACAAGTCAAAAATACGTACAGTCACTCCAAAAATTTGGCAAAAACATATTGGAGTAACTAGTAAAGGAAAGCATATTAAAAAAAATGTAGCTAATATAGCTAAAACGCTATACCCCGATATAGACATATACGGTAAACGAGGAGGGTTACTAGATGGCAGATCAGATGCTTGTATGGTAGCTTACTACGGCCTCACACACTAACAAACTAACAATAATTAAAAATGAAAATTGTAATAAATATTGACATGGAACAAATTGTCAAAGAAGAAATTAGAGCATATGTTAGAGAAAACCTAGAAATTACTACTGCAACTAACAGCGTAATACCTGTAAATAATGTACCACAGCCTACTCCTGACAACGAACAACAGTTTGAGTACGAATATAGCCCCATCTCAGGAAAACGACGATCTAAGCACGAAATCGTGATGCACAAAGAAGAAGTTAGATTAAGTAGGGTTTTATTAGATTACGAAAAAGCAATGATACAAACAGGTTATGACACATTACCTGATAATGCTACATACTACATTGGAGCAGATGGGCAAGAGTACATGGATGGTAAACTATGTAAGCCCAATGAGAGTACAGAATTAGTTGAGATAAAAACTGAACCTATCGAACTCCAAGATGCTGA